CTTATAAGAGTATCCCTTTCTTCTAGACTTACCTACAATAAGATTATACCCTCCTGTAAGATAGTTATATTCAATTTTAACTTCAAGATGAAGTCCAGCAAAAAGAGCCTTTAAGGATTTTTTGTGAGCCTCAGCTTCTGGCATTGTTTTAGCATGGTATCTACAAGTTTCATCAAACTCTGTTTCAACTCCTAAGCCATCAACAATCCCATTAAAAGCAATCTCTCTAGACCAAAAGTAATTGTAATCACCATCCCAAAAGTCAGGAAAGCCTGTGACTTTGGCAGACTTCTTAGCACTCATGTCCTCTACTTTAAGGATAGGACAAAAATTAAGGTAAAAATAATGGTCTCCAGTAATTTTAACCCCTCCTATACTGTGCCCATGGATTATCCTTTTTCTTTGTTCTTGCCAATAAGAAAACCAATCAGGAGATCCCCAAGGGTCAGAACAGTATGTGGTATACTTCTGAAACCTTGTGGCTTCCTCTCTGAAGACTTGTGTGTTTATCCATATACCATCAGGGTTCCTGATTGCTTCTAATTTACTCATATTATGTAGTAATATTTTTGATTCTATACAATGTGTGAGCAATAAGTTCTTGCATTGTATCAATTTGATTTTGAAGAAAAGACTCTTTAATTACTTGTCTTTCAACTGAAATAGTGTTGTAAAGGTTTTTAAAGTAAGCTAAAGGATTGGTAATTGCCATTGATTCTTCTACTTCAGTAAGTTTAAAGGTATCATCAATTCCCATAGAAGTTTCTACATAAGTATCAACAAGGTCAAGAACTCCTTCATAAAAGATGCTCATTGCATTGTGAGTAGCAAGAGTCTTATCTTTTTGAAGTAAATGAGTTAAGTGAACATCAGTTCTAGCTTTTAAAAGTAAAGCTGCAATTGTTTCTCTTTTCCCTTTTGTTGAAGCAGAAGAAGTTTTCTCCTCTATTTCTTCTCCTAACATACTAGCTAAATCTGCCATAATATTTTAATTTTAAATTGTTAATAATTTATTTTAAACTTTCAGGGTCTGCAAAAGGACTAATTACCTTTTGTCCTTTATTCTTAACAGCTTCAAAAACTTCATTGTCTACTTTTTCTTTTAAAGAATTGAGGTTTTCTAGTACTCTAGAAGTATCATTAAGGGCAGAAGTAATATCTTTAGGTTTAAATATAGGATTACCACTTCTTTCATTTACTTGATGCATGTTAAAACTAATAAAGAATGACTGCATTTTTTCAGCAGCAATCTTAGCTGCCATGTAGTAGTTGTAAGTAATAGAAGCATTTAACTGAAACTCTTTTAGTTTGCCAATTCCTTGCTGTATAAGTGTGTCTTCCTCCCAGTCTGCTCTAGTAATAATGTCTTTGATAATGTGAGAAGCTCTTTGATCTTCAGCATAACCAGAATAAGGGTTATTCTTTTGTACTGAAGCCATAAACTCTATGTAGCTAAAGTCTTCAATAGCATACATTTTATCTTTAGAATTGTCTCTTTCCCAGATTTGTTTAAAAGGAGGAATGAGCAAAGTTTGAGCAGTAGGGGTAACTACTTTATTAGTTACTGTAAATAATAAACTCATCTTATCCTTGTTTTAGTCCATACTTTCCTAATTCAGTTTCTTTTATTGATTTTGAGATTATCCAAGTATGGATGTGGAAATCTGGTAACCCAATTACATTTACTCCAATTGTAAAATAAGCATTTAAAACACCTAAATATACTCTAAACTTTTTTGCCATTTTCTTTTTCTTTAAATTTTAAATAGTTTCTTGTAATCTGTTTTACTGTCCACCCTAAAAGATAGGCATGTGGTTCATCATTATTAACATCTACTGTAGCTCCTATACTTTTAAAAAGTTGATTACATAAGTGGTCAGCTTCATGAGATATAGTATCTGCCAGTTCACATTCAATTTCTATTCCTTTATAGACTTTTCTGTGCCTACCTACATTGATAATAATCATATGATGGGCTCCTCTCATTTGAGACATCCCTAACACATTATCACTTTCATCAAGATTTTGATTAAGTTTTTTATTAATTTCAGAATAATCTTTACTAAAATCTCCTGTAATAATAATGTGGAATCTTCTACCATAGATAGGTATGTCTAAACTTTGAGTAGTCATACTTTAAATATTGCTACTGATCTGTTTAACCAACCTTTTAAAAACTTTTTTAGTTTAATATTTACTCTTACAAGGTTATTGTAAGTAGTGTTTCTAGCATTGTATAAACACTCTTCAGTTACATACTGCATTTTCTCCCTAGTGGCAGGACCAATTAATCCATCAGCAGGGACACCAGCACAGCTTTGCATTATCTTAACTGCTCTGAGATTTCCCATATTATACGCAGTATCAAAATACATAAGCCTAGATTCAAAAGGCAGTATAAAAGCACTAATAGCTCTGTAGTATTTTGTGTAAGCAATTGCAGCAGCTTCTTCATAAGTAGTATCTTTAAAATCATCAAAGTTCTTAAACATTTCTGAGTTGGAATTGTAAGCAATCCCCCAAAGAGTCCATCCCCCAGAGTCTCCAGCAACATTGTGCAAATTACCTCCAGCTTTAGGATTAGAGACTCCTTCCCATACTAAAGTCCTATTAAAGAAGTGCTCTTTAAAAACTTCAAATTCTTTTTCTACTGTAGGAGTGGCCTTAGCCAATCTTAAGTAATCTTTTACTGTTAATTTTGCCATTACTCTCTTGTTTTAATTCCTTTAATAAAAAGAGTCTCTGCAGTCCTGTCTGCGTATACTATTTGTATACTCTTACTAACTACTTGGTCTCCTGCCACTTGCTTAGGTATTTCTCCAGAATTATAGATTACCTTAAGTTTTCTTTCAACAGGGTCAAAAGAAACCTTAGTGCAACCACACCCAGGGATAATATTACTTATTGTAGGTATGTTAGGTAAAGCTTCAAATACAATTTCTTTAGATCTGTTTTTCTTAATGTTACCAAAGTTTATTACCGTATTTTTCCAATAACTTGTCATGATATAATTGTTTTTTTAGTTATTCTTAATTCAAAGTTTCTATTTTTTTCTTTTCCAAGATACCTGAAGTCAATCTTATTAAAGTACTTGTGAGTGTCCCAATCCATGCTATTCAACATCTTAGGATAACAATCTCCATCACAAGCTTTATTTGCCATTTGTAATGCTGGAGTATCACACCCACAGACTATACAACTTCCTTGATTAAGACATTGCTTATTCATCACAAACAACCTATAATTAATTTGTTCAAAGATATGCAAAGGAAGTAATCTATTAAAGTATTTACTATAAAATAGTTTTTCTCTTATGTTCCCTTGTAGGTATGCCCACACATTACTTGGTGTCACTGTAGCTTTCATAGTTTTGCTTTTTTAAATAAGTTTCTAATTGTTCTTTCTTTTTAAAGTACACATTGGGAGCCATCTTTAAATCTTTAAAACTCTGTTCACAAAGTTTTAAAACTCCTGCCACTCTTTTAGGATAAGTCAAAAAAGTACCAAAGAACTTTAATCTGATAGTAGGAAAAGTTCCTGACTCCATTCCTTTTTTAACTTCTATAAAAGGAGCTTGGCATATTTCTTCAACTTGAGCCAAGGTAAGCTCAGGATGCTTTTCTTTTACAGTATCATAGTACTCTCTAATAAGATCTGGGCTTAGTAGTTTCATTACTCTTGTACTATTTTAAATTGATAAAATTGTTGTTTTTCTTCTGGAAGAAGTATGCTGGCAATTTGAATAAATCCATTCAAATCTTCCTTAATAGCACCCTTACCTTTAAGTGCTGAAAGGTGATTAGAAAGGCCCCCATCTGAGATAGATAGCATGCTTTTGACTTCTTTTCTGAAGCTTGTTCCAAACCTATCTTTAGTAGCCAACTCTCCTTTAAATGACATAAATGTACCAAGAACTTCTCTTTCTTTAGGTGTCAGTTCAATAGGTAAAAAAGGGTTAATGATGCTTAAGTGATAGATATAATACTGGGCATCTTTTAGCCCTAGTATTCCTTTTTGTATTATTTTCATATATGTATTTTATTGACAGTTTCTATAATCAAAAGTAAAGTCAAAGCTATCTCCTGACCCTCCTGAGTAAGTCAGATTAGCTACTACACAAGGATTTATAAGTTCTTCTCCACTAATTTCATAATGTCTGATTCCTATACTTCCCAAGTTACCATTCCCATTGTTTTGAGTGTTCAC